ACCGATCAGACGAAGACTGGCGTTGGTGGTGGCAGACGCGACGTCGAGAGCCATCGAGGACAGGCCGGTGGTGGCGTTGCCGTTGGTGATGGCGTTGTAGTCGAACTGCTTGCCAATGTCGGTCACGGCCAGAGCGGCGTTGCTCTGAATTGAGTACGTGATCGTCTGGTCGATGGTGACGTAGGCCACGATGTCGGTGGCCGCGAGAGACGCAGTCCACCTGTTCGAGACCCGGCGGCGACCGTCGGTGTCGGTGAACTCGACACCTTGAAAGGTGCCGATGAAGCGGTCGCCGATGGCGGCGGCCGCGATGGTGCCCTCGCCCGTCGAAGATGTGACGATCTTGACAGGCTGGTTCTGGTAGATGGTCGTGCCGTACCCGGTCAGGATGGTCATCGCGAACGGGCGAATGACGCCCGACGGATGGTTGATCGGGATAAGGCCGTACGGAGATGCGGTAGCCGACATATCCTAGTTCCTTAAATGGTGGGGTGATGTCCGCTCAGGAGAAAAGCCCCTGCGCGGGCGCGTAACGGTACATGTCCTCCATGCCGTCGCCCTCAACCAGTCTGCTGCCGGACCGCTCCGCCTGATCGCGCATGAGCTGCGCGGTCTCTTCGAGCTTGTCCTCTTCACGCAACGGGGCATCGTAGTGAGCTTCCTTCATAAAGCGCTGATATAGGCTTTCGGGCAGCTTAAATGCGATCATCTCGTTGACGCCGATCAGGCCGGCCCATTCGCCAGTCTTGATTGAGGCATACTCCATCCCCGGAACTTCCGCTGCCTTGACCGGCTCGTACCCGAGCTGGACGCGGCGGTGGATAGGGTCACGCGGGTTTGTCGTCGTGAGCCAGCACACATGAAAGCCGGGCATATTCGGCAAATCAGGGAGTGCATCGTTGTACATTTGCATGCGGAACATTTCCAGCCGGTCGTCTTCGCTTACTTCGCGGTTCTCAGTGACCTGTCGGTCCTCCATCTCGCGAGTGCGCCGAGCGGCACTTGGTTCCTTTTTCAGGCGATCATCAGAATAGTCAGTCACGTTGTCTCACTCCAGTTGAATTAGCGAGCCGAACCTTGCTTGTCGTATTCCTGATACGCCTTGAGCATTCGGTTCCGCGCGACGGGATCATCCCAAATGCCTGCCTCGATCATAGCAGCCTTTCGGTCGGGTGTCACGTACACTTCTTTGCGGGTGCTGCTGGGCGCATGTTCGCGCCCGTTTCCGGTTGGCGGGGCCTTGCGCTTGGGCTGCGCCGCGTCACCGGCGTCGCCAACGCGCGCCGCAACGCGCCGCGTCAGCTCTTCCCAGTACGTGCGGGATGATGGGTTGTACCCTTCGCGCACGAGGCCGTCGTCGATGGCCTTGGTAATCCGGCTGTCCTCGTCGCGCCCGGCGGGGTCGTACCACGGATTGGCCTGCGTCCACTCGTTGGCAAAGCTGCTGACGCGCGGATCGGTCTGCGGCCTAGCCACCTGCTCGCGGGCCTGCGCCACCTGCTGCTTGTAGGCCTGCAACTGCTGCGCCGCAGTCATGGCCTCGTCGCGGATCCGCATGGCGGCGATCATGTCGTCGCCGTTGCCCGCCTCCGCCGCGCGCGCCATGATGTGCTCGGCCTGCCGCACCTCGCCCAGAGCTTGGGCGTAGCGTGCATCAACGGTCTGCTCGTTGGTGTTGATCGCGTGACCCTCAACGGCCTGAATGCGGCGAAGCATTTCGGCGTTCTGCTGGCGCAAGAACTCAAGCTCGCGGTCGGCGGCTTCCTTGGCGCGCTTCTGCAGCTCGCGCCGCTTCAGCCGCTTCTCGCGGTTCTTGTTCTTGCCTTCCTCGATGTCGTCGTCAAGGTCGTCCTGACTGTCGGCGAGCCGCTCATCATCGGTCTCCTCCTCGTCGGCCTCGATTTCCTTTTCACGCGCGCTGATCTCGTCAGCAGTCGGCAAGGTATCCGTCTCAATTATGTCGAACTCGTCGTTTTCGGTCAGTTTATCCACTACCCTGCTCCTTAAATGTAGGCCTTCATGCTCAGCGGATCGCCAGTGATCCGCCCCAGCAAGTCAAGGTCGTTGAACATGACGAACAGCACCTCTTTCCCGTCCGCTTCCACGCTCCACTTGTCGCCGCCGTATTTGGGCGCGCGTACGAAGTCTCCGACCGCGCACCACGACCCCTCGGGCCACGGCTCCATCGTGTTGCGGTTGTGGAAGGCGAGGCTGCCCACAGCCACGACCTTCGCGGCCTGCGTGTTCCAGCGCTCCGTCTCCTGCGTATCCTCGGGCAGGATGATCCCCCCGGCCGTCTTGCTCTTGGCCGAACGGATTTGCACGATGACGCGCGAGCCGAAGGGCTCCACGCCCGGATCGATTAGGGGGAACGCCTCATCGACGCTTCCGTAACCAAACTTCACTTTGTTCAGTACATAGTCCTGCATGTGTGCTCCTATTCCGCAGGTTAGAGATCGAAGCCCTTGCGCTCTTGCTCGGACACCATCTCAATCAGGGTAGTCTTGGCCATCTCAAGCCCCGCGTACATGCCGACTGCCCGGCCGTAGTCGAAGCTATCCTTGCCCGTGGGCCGCTCCAGCGTCTCTTTCGCAAGCTCTGCCTGCGCCGTCTCCAGACGCTGGAGCAAACTCTCGATCCTCACGCGGGGGTCTTCGGCCCGGTGACCTTGGGCATCTCGCCCATCGCCATCTTCTTGTGCTGGCGGATGGCTTCACCGGCCAGCTTGGACACCTTGCCGCTTGGCGCGGCGCTCTTCGCGTTGTTTTCTGCCACGTGTAATCCTTTATGGGTTGGGGTTTATCCCGGTCCCGGTTGAGACCGAAAACTTCTGGCCAGAGGTGATCTCCGCCGTGGCCAGCTCTATGGCCGTGCGGTTGTCCTCGGTGTTCATCTGCATGCGCGCCTGAAGCTCGGCCACGGTGCGCTGATCCTCCGCCTGCTCCTTCTGTTGCTGCAGGGCCGCCTGCTGCTGCAGCTTGGCGGCCTGCACCTGCGTGTCGGTCTGCAGTTTGGCTTGCTTGAACTGCCCGTCCTGCTGTGCGCGCTGGCCGTCCAATTGCAGCTTGGCCTGCTGCGTCTGGTTCTGCATCTGCGCCGCCTGCATTGCGACCTGCGTCGGGTCCATAGGCTGCGGAGCGGCGAACTGCTGCGCCATCTGCTGCGCCTGCTTGACGACGTCGGGCATGCTGGCGAAGACCTCGTCCCCCTTCTCGACCACCAGCGCCCCCGCCTCGGCCAGCGCCCGGTCAAGGGCCCTGCGCGCCTCGTGGTCGCCCTTGATGTGCTTCATGTCCTTGCTGATATCCACGCCCGCAGCCTCACTGGCCACATCCAGTACGCTGCTCGCGTACCAGAGGGTGATGTGCTCCGTGATGTGCTTCAAAATCACCGGCAGGAATGCCGGGGCGATGAGCGGGTTCATGCCGAAGGCCGGGCTCCGCATAAACGCGAGGTGCGTCTTGAGGTGCGCGATGTGGTCCTGCTCCGGGAACGCAGTCACCGGCTTGCCCATGCTGGCCGCCACGTTCTCCGCCACCGCGTTCAGTTCCTGCGGCTCCTGCGCCGGGTTGAGCAACTCGTCCGGGTTGGGTATCTTGAGCGTGGCGAGGATGCGCTCCTCGATCTTGCGCTGGTTGTAGAGCTGCGGCAGCAGCTGCGCGCGCTGCGCCACGGCCTGCACCTGCGCAAAACGCTGCGCCTCGCTGAAGATGTTCGGGTCGCTGACGGGCACGACGTCCATCGGCCCCTCAAAATCAGCCCGCTTGGCAATGTCCTCGCCCGCCTCTTCCTGCGTCTCCTCGTCGTCGAGGTACATGCCGTTGAGGCGGTGCAGCACCTTGAGCACGCGCGCCATCGCGTCGTGCAGGCGCGCGTGGATCGCGCTGAACACAACCATGCCCTGCTCAAGGTTGGCGAGCGTGGTGCCGACCGGCACGTTGGGGTTGCCGTCACTGATGTTGTCGAGGGTGGTGCGTACGACGTTCTGCCCGGCGTCCACCAAGAGCCCCAGCAGTTGATACAGCACCGGCGACGGTGGGTTGAACGGCAGCGGCATGGCCAGCTTGCGCACGTCATCGACGTTCAGGCCGCCCTCGATCTCCTCGACCTGCGTCGGTTGTATGTTGAGAGACTGCCCGCCGCGAGATCCACCCTTGAGCTTGAGCATCGTCGGCACGTTGTTGATGTGCGCGCTGTCCAGCAGGGCGCGCAGCGCGCCGGTGGCGGCCGCGCTCAGGCCGCCGATCATGTGCGGCAAACCGATGGGATACGCGCCGCGCCACGGGACGAATGGGAACTCGATGAGCCAGACTAGCTCCTCGCGGCTCTCGTCTAACTCATCCCAGTTGCGATAAATTGCGAGCACCTTGCTGCTCGTCTTGTCGATGGTGACGATGTACGGGGCCAGCTCGCCCTCGGCCTCGCTGTCGCCCTCGATGCGCAGCATGGCGTGCGTCTCGTACACGGTGCGCAGGCCATCTTCGTTGTAGCTGGTGGCGTCGCGCCCCTCAATTTTGTCGTTGGCCTTCTGGACGCTGTTCGGGTCGGGCTCCATCGCTGAGGCACCGACGTCCACGTCGCAGTACATCTTGGCCTTGACGCGCTGCTCGTAGTCCACCTGCGTGATGTACTGCACGTGCGTCTTGCGCTGCGCCGTGTAGAAATTGGTGGCGGCGTAGGGCAGGAGCATGTCGTCGATGGCGACGAACAGGAAGCCGGGCCGGTTGCGGGTGTTGTCCCACGACAGCTTGAGGTATTGCGCCCCGCCCAGCGGGACTTGCGTCAGCATCTGCTCGATCTCGGAACGTGCCTCGGGGCACTGGACCGTGAGCTGCCAGTTCATCATGTCCGTCTTACGCTTGGCCTTCTTGGCCTTGCCGGGCGTCACCTCGCCGACAATGAAGTCCTTGGCCGGGCCCTTGGCGGGAAACAGCTCCTTCATCGCGCGCGACGCAAAGTCCACGGTGGCCGTGACCATCATGGGATGCACGACGCGCGACGCGCCTTGGAACTGCGCGCCGCCGGGCGCGTCGTCACCCAGCCCGGTGCGGCGCAGGCCCTCCTCATACTGCTCGTCGCGCTTCTTGCGCGCCTCCTTGTCGCGCCCGATAAGCTCAATCAGGCTGGACGCCAGAACGCTGAGTTCCCGATCCGGCAGCACGTCGGCGAGGTTCTCAAGGAAGTCCTCGCTGCGCTCGGCCTCCTCAGCCTCCAGCCGCACGATGGCACCGCCGTCCTCGGTGTCCTCGACGTCGTCCTCGTCGCTCTCGGGCAACTCGACCATCTCGCCATACTCGTCGTGCTCGTCTTCGTCCATGCTCTAGTCCTATGCGGCGTATGGGTTGGCGGCGGGCTTGCGCGGCGGCGGCGGCACGGTGTCCGTCTTACTCTCTTTGATCATCGACACGAGGCCCTTGTCCAACAGGAGACGGACGCACTGCGTCGTCGCGTCAACAAAATCGTCGTGCTTGATCGATCCGGTGCCGGTGAAGGCGCAGAGCTGGGCCAGCAGCGGCTCAACCCACGTACGGGGTCGGCCGGGGTACTTGTCGCTCTCCGGCAGCCACACGCGGCGACGGGCGAATACGTGTGACACCATGTGCAGGCGTGCCAGCTTGTCGGCCCGGCCGGGATTGTAAGCGTAGGCCTCGATCCCCTCCCGCTCAAGCATCTGGCGCAGGCTGATGCCGCTGCCCTTATCCTCGATCAGGCACAGGTCTGGCTTGCGCCCCGAGGTGATGGGCTTCGATCCACCGAACATAGGCTTGATCAGGGCCGTGTCCTGATCGTCGCCGTAGGCCACGTTCAGTTCCTTCTTCGTGCGCTTGATCAGATCTGGCATGCCCATCTGGTCGGCCCAGCAGTCGAGGAGCATAATGTTCGTGGTGCGGTTCTTCTCGCGGTCGAGCGCGCTGAAGACGCCCAGCACGACGCAGGCCGTGCTGTCCGCGCCGTTCTGCCGGTCGTACGTCGCCTCGGTGAAGGCGGTGTCGAGGCTGAGCACGATGTAGTCCAGCACGGGTAAAGGCTTCTTGGCGGGCCACAGCCGCATCCAACTGCGGCGGATGATGCCCGCCTCCTCCGGGTCGATCAGCTCGCCGTGCAGCTCCTGTCGCCCGATAGTGGTGCCCTCGTACTGCTCAAGCTGCTTGAAAAAGCTGGTCGGCAAGTTGGCCTTGTTGTCAAACGTGGATCCGCGCACGATGACGCGGCCCGGCTGCGCCGTGCTCAGCTTGCGGATGATATCCTTCGGCTTGGGCGTGGTGGTCCACAGCACCTGCGGGTTCTTGCCGAGGCGCAGGCCGAACATCATCATGTCCCACGTCTCCTCGTCGTATTGCCACGCCGCTAACTCGTCGCACCACGCCCTCGATCCTTGAGGCCCGCGCAGCCGCTCCGGGTTCTCGGCGCTGAAGCCTTGGATCAACGCGGTCCCGCCCGCGCAGTTCCGCATGGTGATCGTCAGGTCCGACTTGTTGTCGGCCACAATCAGGTCGGGTGGGATCACAGACATCAGGCCGCTCTCGCCGTAAAAGGCCACTCGCTTGACGTCGCCCAGTGTCGGGCAGATGACATACGCCGGGTGGCCCGACGGGTCTTCGTACGTCGCCCGCGCGAGCCACTCTGCGCCGACGCGCGTCTTACCGAAGCCGCGCCCGGCGAGATAACCGCACTCGCTCCAACCGCCCTCTGGCGGTATCTGTGACGGCCGCGCAGTCTCGCACCAGCGCCGCTGCCAATCCACATAGGCCAGTTGCTCGGGCGGCAGCTTGGCCACCTGCGCTGCGAGCGCGTCAACATCCATGTCACGAAGCAAGCCAGCGCACCAGCGCCAGTAGGGCCGCCCACAGCGCGAGCGACAGCGCGAGGGTGGCGGCGATGCCTTGCAGCGTCATGCGCCGCGCTTGCCGTCGCGCAACATCGCGGCGACCTCGGTGGCGACCGCAGCGGCGTTGCTCTCGATCTTGAGGGCCTCGCCGTCCTTGTTGCCGACCTCGACGGTCTGCTTGGTGCCGTACTTCTTCGGGTTCCAGCAGGCCAGCAGCTTGAGGCGGGTGTCCACCTGCGCGCGACGCCACTGCACGTGGCCGGGATCGATGCGCCCCTCAACGCGCGGCGGGTCTCCGTCAATTAGATCGAGGGCCTGCTCCGCGATGGCGTCAGTGCCTACTTCGCGCGCGAGCGCGACCGCTGCGGCAAAGTCTGGGTCGGCCGCCAACCAGTCGTACACCGTGCGCCAGCCCGGCATCCCCTCCTCGCGGCACAACGTGCGCAGGCCTGTGCCACCGCGCAGGCCGTCGATGATGCGTTGCTCAACTGCTGGGGTTCGCTTCGTCGCCCTTTGGGCCATCTGCATGCTCCGCTGTCGTGGCAGGACTACCAGTGGTGATAGAGATAGCACCGAGCGCTTGATCTGACAAGGGCGCTAAAAAACCACCTCCTCGAGATCATCGTACCACGCCGCCGTGCCTGCCGGATACTCGTAGTCAATCACATCGCCCACCAAAGCCCACACAGCGTCCCGCTTGGCGGAGGGCATGCGCGCGAGCACCGCCTGCTCGATTTCCACACGGCTGGCCACCCCATCAAACAGCGACAGGGCCGCCAGCACATCCACAACCACATCCCGTAAAGGCACCGCGCCCTCGGATGCCACCCGCGCGATCTTGCGCCGGGCTGTGCGGCGGTGATCAGGGCACGTCCGCGTCGGGTAGGCGAACGTCCGCTTGCTGGTGAACTGGTAGGGCTTGCCACACTCAACGCATTCGCTCTCCCAGCGGAGCCACGCGAAGGTCGCCTTGCTCCCCTTGGTCCGAGTGAAGTCCACGCCCACCACGCGGAGTGTCTGGTTGTGATCAGGCAGGTGCAGCTCCGACCCGACCTCGAAACGCCCTGCGGTCTTCAGAGCCGCCTTCACGCGCTCGGGGATGGTCATCGCTTGCTCGGCGGCACGCACGCCGCTAGTACGAGTATCAGGCATGGCGAACTCCTCAGTAGTTGCCGTTGTCAGGACGGGTGCGCAACTGGAACTGCGCGCCCGTCCGCTCTCCTGCCACCAGATCGAGGTTCAGGCAAGGCGTATGGGGGTCGTTTCTCATATGGGGGACCGCTGGCACTCGGGATGTCACGTCTCCATCTCCGAGCATCGGAGATAGGGAGATGGAGCCGTGCCTCTTCCTCGCGCGTAGGGGGATTGTCACACCGTGTCACGCGTAGTCAGGTGTAGTCCCCCATATGCGCCCCAAAACTTTTTTGCATTTTCCTGCAAGCAAGGGTTTACATGCAAAATATCACACGCTAGGAAGGTGCATCAGCAACGGAGACAGACCATGGGCAACTACACCAACACCTACGAAACCGAGGCAGAGCCCCTCGACCACATCCGCACCATGGGCTTCACGCCCAGCGAGGTGACGCCCGGCTGGTGGCGCAAGCCCAGCATGACGCAGGGCAGTCTCTCCGAGGCCCCGCGCCCCTGCGTCGCGCTGGTGCAGCCGCACTTCCACCGCGTCTCGCCAGAGTACGGCGAGCAGCACTACTGGTCGCTGCACTGGCTATGACCGCCGATGCGGGGGGCTTCGGCCCCCTGCACTTTTCTGCTTGACGCCAGTTCAAGCGCGCGCTTAAGATGCGCCATCAGCAACGAAGGAGACTACCAGTGACCACCATCCGCCAAGCGCAGCGCGCTATCGACAAGGCGGGCATCCCGCTCGAGATCGTCCGCGCGCCGGAGGGCTACCACTACTTCATCTACGACGTACCCGCCCGAAACATCTACGAGACCGTATCGGTCTACGTGGCGTACACCAACACCTACACCCCCGCCGAGTGGGCGCAGGAGGCCAGCTGGGTGATGGATGGCATCCGCAAGCGTTTGAAGGAGTACGCATGACTGACTTCCGCGTCAACGACTGCGGCAGCTTCCTCGTCCTTGTGGCGCAGACCCCCGCCGCCGACGACTGGGCCGCCGAGCACCTGCCCGACGACGCCCTGCAGTGGGGCGGCGGCACCGTGATCGAGTACCGCTACTTTGAATACATCGCCTTCGGCATCGTGGCCGACGGCCTGACCATTGGAGACTGACATGACCCTAGATAAGTACCACTGCGGCCCGTACACCGTCACAGTCTGGGGCGGCGGGATCGTCGTCCTGCTGGAGCGGGGCGACCTCGGCCTGTTTTTCCAAGGCGACGAGGCCGCCCAGATCTACGACCACTACACCGAGCACGGCCTGACTGGCCTCCACACCATCTGGGACGAGCATCAACACCTCGCCACCACCAACGGAGACATCGCATGAGAGACGAGATCAACCGCATCAACAACGAGCGCACCGTGTTCAACGAGCGATACAAGGACGAGGGCGCGGACACCCGCTACGAGTACCTCGTGAACCTAGCCGGGGACAACGGTGTCGCCCTCAACGCGGTGCTGGCTATGGCCGACCTGCTCGGCCCCAACGAGGACTTCGACGGTCTCGTCAGCATGGTCGAGGACATGAGCCTCATGGGTGGACTTGAGTGATGGCCAAGCTGGTATGGGATGATGAGGCGCGCGCCCGGCTGGCGGGCATGAAGCGCGCCGGGCTGGCTACGGCGGTGATCGCCAAGCGGTTTGGTGTGACGCCCCGCGCGATCAAGCACCAGTGCAGTAAGCAGCGCGCGCTCGTGCCGCCGTCACTCGGTCGCACGCGCGGCCGTCTAGCGTTCGACCGTTTGCAAACAGGAGAGAATAATGGGTAACCGAGCAGTCATCAAACAGGAGAGAATAATGGGTAACCGAGCAGTCATCACTACCGCGCCGTACTCAATAAACAACGTCGGCATCTACCTCCACTGGAACGGCGGCCCCGAGAGCGTGGCCGCCTTCATGAAGGCCTGCAAGCAACTGGGCTACCGCAGCCCGGCCAGCGACGACAGCTACGCTATGGCGCGCCTGACGCAGGCCATCGGCACGTTCTTCGGCGGCAGCACTTCGGTCGGCATCGGCACGGTGCGCAACCTCGACACCGACAACGGCGACAACGGCGTCTACGTGATCGGCGGCGACTGGGAGATTGTCGAGCGCAAGTTCGGGCGCGGCGCGGCTGAGCCCAACGAGGAGATCGTCAAGACCATCATGGCCAAGCTGGCCGACAACGCAAAGGAGTAGCGCCGGTGACTGAACCCATCGCCTACCTATACACCAGCCCCAGCGGCGCGCAGGAGCTGTGGTTCACCCCGCTGAGCGCAAGAGAGCACGCCCAAGGCTGGACTGCGGTCCCGCTGTACGCCGCCGAACCCAACGTCGCGGCCCCGACACTGCGCGACCAGTTCGCGATGGCGGCACTGCCTGACTGCCTCGCAATCAACTACGGCCTCGACGATGGGTGGAGGGACGGAAAGCACCCCAGCACTGCGACGCGCCGGGCCTACAAGATTGCCGACGCCATGATGGAGGCCCGCAAGTGACAGACCTGAAGACATGCCCGTTCTGCGCAGCGGGTGGCATGGCGCTGCGTGGGACACACGCGCACAATTCGTTTGACACCCGTAAAGCACCCGATTAAGAGGGTGCATCAGCAACGGAGACAACGACATGAACTGGTTCCCCACCCTCAACGCCGCCCTCGACGCCGAGGGCCTCACCGCCAGCTGGCCGCTGGGCGTCAATCTGAGCTACGGCGAGACGCGCGGCCTGTCCGCTGGCGGCCGCTGGATCAGCGTCTACCGCGACGAGCCGGGCCGCT